TCAGCATAAACGCCTACATATTCCCATTCTGGATTGCTCTGTATTAAAACACTGTAATGACTAATTTGGGCAGAAAGGGAATGATGTAGCTGTTCTGTTTCCATTGATACTCTGGCATAAGCAGCTACCCTTTTTTTCGTATGCTGTCTTGAAATAACATGTTCAATTCTGCGTACCGTTGCCATAAAAAACCTCCTTGTCAGTGTGCTATATTCCCGTAACTTCCGAACTTTATCAAGCGGATATCGGTAAATAATGTAGACAAAGATATGGCGTATTTCTGCCGGAACATTGTATCAATTTGCTCGTACTCATCATCTGAAATAATGCCCTTTTTCAGAAGTTGTTTTACCACAAGCATGGTACTCTGATACATTACTTCATTTTGCATCTGCTCATTCGTCATGGCTGTCACCCCCAAAACGATCTTTGATATAGCATTCATGGGAACAATATTTCCTGTTCTTATTTCCATAAACCCTAAAAGGCTTCTTACAGCACGGACACACAAAATCATATGATGCTTTCCGATTCACTTGATTCAGATGAGAATTCCACCATTTATTCCGACACTTGTCAGAACAGAACTTCTTCTCTTTTCTCCCTGGTGGCTGAATAACCGGAATGCCACAGCACAAACAAAAATGACTATTCTCTCTGGTTTCAGATTGTCTTTCTGCAATGCCTCCCAATCCGTTTCTTTTACAGAATGTCTTAACTGTATTTGTGCTTATCCCTAAAACCAGTGATATTTTTCCATAGCTGTATCCTTTTGCTCGCAGTTCCGCTACCTGTGTTCGCTGCATATCATTCATGTGAAACACCTCCGATAATGGAAAGGAATAACCGTTATACTGTCTTCTCTTCTATCTGGGTAAGTACCGAAAACAAGTATTTTCCTATTTTCACATCATTTTGTTTTCCCTTCACAATCCGATGGACACAGAACAGAAAAATGGGCGGTAGTTTACTCAAGGGCTATATACTCATAAGATTTTGGCCAAAAAAATAAAGCCTATGAGGTATCAATTTCCCCATAGGCTTAGTGCAACATATTAAATTCTCACAGCATAATCAAGAGATATCCAGCCAAGACCACTTTTCAACTTTCCCCATCCGTTTCTGGCTCCCTGTCCAGATTGTATCTCCACAATCGTAAATACCCCAGCCCCCGTATGTTTTCCTGTCTTAGGATAGTTAGTCCCTGCTCCGGTACGGATATTTAAGTCTGGTATTTCCACTTTCACCTTAAATGGAACAGAATTTCCTGTTGAATTCCCTGCATATTTTTCATAAAACATCTGACCATACTCCGTTCTTTTCTTCCGTACAGCTGTGCCTTGATCTGCAGGTTTTTCAAATCCGGTAAGGACTGCTATCGCTGCCTCTTCTACAGAAGCTGCCTTGCAGAGAGTCTGATATACCGCTTTGTATCCTTTCAACTCCATAATCAAAAACTCCAGCTGCATCTCCAGGTCACCGATGGATGTTCCTTTCTGCCTTGCATAATTTAACAGTTTCTGCTTTCTTGTATGGTAAGTCCACTGAGCCAGACCGTACCCTGCCTTATCCGTAATGAAATCAGGATAGCTGTTGCTATCCACAAGTGTGGTGTATTCTTCATCAGAAAGGTTCCGTTTCTTATTAAAACTGTTCTGCAGATTCGCAGCTTTTAAACCGCTTTCTGCATAAAGGTTACCCATCAGTCCAGCTGTGCCATACGCATTACCGATCTTGGAAAACACGAAGTCCCAGATATCCTTTTCCGATAAATCCTGCATATTTTCTGTTGTATTTTCTTTCATCTTTATCCGCACAGTTTCCCTGAAAGTATTCATGGTGTAGGGAAGCCCCAGCTGGCTCCATAAATGCTCCGGGTCTGCATGACCGGACGCCACGCCTCTTTTATACCCCTCGCTGTGGCTGATGATCACACCATCCGCCATTGGGTTCAGATCATACATCACGCATAACATGGCAAATAATTCTGCTGCTGATTCATAAGTCCGTCTTGCAACAGTCCTTGCCGCATTCACATCAGGGCACTCAAATGCTGCTCCGCCAGTATAATGAATGCATCCGGGTTCACACATTTCCACCCCGATGTGGGTATTATTTGCGCTCCCCCCGGCATGCCATCCCCTGTGATTCCACGGAAGTGTCTGGTACACCGTTCCATCATTACCATCGATAAAGGCATGGACACAGGAATTCTTATGTGCCGGACTGTTCCATGAATTAAGAAAGACTGATGCCTTCGGCTGGGGACATCCAACCGAATGTAACATCAGTCCTTTTACGGTGATCTTTCTATTTGCCGTATAACACGGATTCTTATTCAGAATAGCCTGTACTATCTTCACTTTTGCCCCTCCTGTTTCATGGCATACACAGCGGATTCGATCAGGTTCTCCAGCTGGGCATCCGTAATCTCAACACCATACTGTCTGGTTATTCTGAGAAGGAATTCCTTTACAACACTCTTCTTAAGCGTCCCCAGACCGGATTCCGTATGGGTCTGCTCTGCTGCCTTTACGGCATAGACCGCCCAGTCATAAAGCCATTCCAGATTGCTGTTCTTTACTCTGCTCTTCAGCAGCGGAATGGCATACCGTACAAGTGCCATAATGGAAACCACTACAACAAATCTCAAAACTTCATAAATCAAATCATTCATCCTGCTCCCTCGCTTTCATCATTAACATTTCTATACTTTCTGGCATTCTCATTCTTGGCTTTCCAGATTACAAAGCCCGTATGCACCGCAAGTTCCCCATAGGCACTGGGTACAATCACAGAGACTGCCGAAGTATCAATACACAGTTTCCCGGACAGAAAAACAGCGATGAATGAAAGAATCACCACCGCTGTTACAAAAATCACATTATAAAGATAGAGTTTATCCGTGAACCCTCTCTTCTTTTTCCTGCCTGCCATCTGCTCCCTCCTTTAAAAATGTGTTGTCCCGGAGGTTCTTTGCATAAAGCCTCCGGATTTCTTTTATTGTTGCCTTTGCCACGCCATTCGGGGTATTGGTACTCTCCATATGTTCTTCATACTGGTCGCATTCGGAAAGTACAAAATCAAACTGCTCCTTCGTATGCGGAGTCCCCCTCATACACTCATTTCCAAAGACAAGGATGTCTGCCCTGGTCTTTCTGATCCGCTCACTGGCAGAGTCCCTGATATGCTCATCCAGCTTTCCCTCAATCACATCAACCCTTTTTACAATATCCGCATTCATATGGTTACCAAGCCATGTGAGGATTTTATCCCAGGGATTCAGCTTTATGGGGGTTACCTGGATAACGGTCAGCAGCAGAATAAAAAGGAATACCCCGAAGGATACTCCCGTTTTCAAATCAAGTAACTGCATTACGCTCATATGAATTTTCCCTCCTATTCTTCCACGGCACACGGCTCAACATATCTGATGTAGGTATAACCTGCACCATCATTTTTATTTGCCTCATTCAGTGTCTTATACTTCTTTCCGTTGTGGGTAAATGTAGGCATATTTCCTACATAGGAAGAACCTCCGGCACCGGAATTGCCGTACACTCCATAGTTTCCTGCAAACCACCCTGCCCCTCCCGGTGAAAAGGTATAGCTTGTAGAACTGGAAGGACCAAATGATGCTCCAAAATTTGTATAATCAGATGTCCCTACCGCTGTCTGTCTTCCGCCCAGATTGCCTCCGGAGCCGTCCTGCCCCCTTTCACTGCCACCGTATCCTCCTTCATTTATCGACAATGCTTTATACGGCTGTCCCATAGCCGTTCCATCTGATGTGAATCCGGTTATGCCGCCACCGCCTCCCCCTCCTGCAATCAGAAGGATTTTATCCCTCTCCTTATAGGTATTGAAAGCATTATTACCGCCAGACAAGGTAATATTTTCCGTTGCAATATAGGTTGCTCCGCCGCTTCCTGCTCCATAGTTTTTTGCTGTTCCGCTTCCATAGTTATTTCCATAGGCTCCTCCATTCTGCCCTGCGGAAGTTCCATTTGCTTTGCCGCCGTTATAGACATACAGATAGGTGTCCTTCTTACATTTTCTGTATGCCTTAACATGACCGCCTTTCCCTCCTTTGGCTGTTACACTTTTGGAAGTACCATCAATTGTGATGTTTCCGGTAGCGTCACCACCTGCCCCGCCCCAGCATTCAAACTCATAGATGCCGTCTGCCGGAACATGAAATGCCTGATAAGTGACATTTGCATTCAGAAAATCATACACCGTATCAATAAACACAGGTACAAGTTCCTCATCCTTCGTAAACTTATACTTTTCACCGGGAACATAGGTTGTGTCAGAGGAAAGGCTCGTCTTCCATCCACAGAAGGACTTATCCTCACCATATTCATATACATTATCCGGCATGGTCACATCATCAGATAAGGTCTTCCCGTTGTTATAATACAGGTCTGCCTTCTGGGTCGTTTCCTTCTTCCCGTCAATCAAAGCTGCATCTCCGGAATCCATTGAAATGGTGATCTGCTTTTTGAATACGGCATACAGTTTTACGGTTGCCTCGCTGTTTATCACATAATCTGTAAGCACACTGCCATCTGCATTTGCATCCGACTTCCACCCCACAAAAGTATATCCTGCCTTTGACACGGAAGGTGCTGATGCAACCGCATCATTAGAAAGGGCAGCTGTCTGGGTAATGGCATTATCCATATCAATCTGATAAGTGACCTGGATTCCGGTTGCATAAATCACATGCTGACCAAGATAAATAAACTTGATTTCCTGTGTATCTGCATTATCATAGCAGTAATACATGGTATTCTTATCATAAGTACCTAACTTCTGGTAATCGGTAATACTCATGATTTTCTGGACAAGATTACCCGTTGAGGAAAGTTGCTTGGTTACTTCATCAGCCACATTTTTTATCTTTTTATTGGTTTCCGTCATATCCGCATCATGTTTCTTCTCAAGCTCCATTAAATCTGTCTGTGCCTGTGTCAATTCCAGAATGGTATTTCTTGCAACAAACACAGCCGTTCCGTCCAGAACCGAATCTCCAACCTTTGTGATCTGGCTGTATCCCTTTGGTTCAAGCACATCCGTTGTTCCGGCCTGTGCACAGTAAAGGGTACACCATCCCGGAGCAGAGGCTGTCGAAGTTGTATCACCTACGGCATACTTCTTTTCCCGTTCCAATCCGGCTGTCCCGCCGCCCCCGCTACCTCCCGGGGTGATGGTCTTAAAAGTATTCACAAGATCACTTATCTGGACTGCCGTGACCTTAAACTTTGCCAGTTCCAGGTCATAAGCCGTGTTGTTATAATTTACATTCACATCGGAGGCAAGATTCGACAGCTCCTTTGCCGTTTCCGTAAGAATCTGAATCGGTTCATCTGTATTGGATAAGTCCATGTGGAGATATATCCTGCCGAGTTTTGTTTCCCCCGTATCTGCCAGCTGGACAGCCACCTCTGTTTCATACAGTTCAAAGAATCTCCCCTTAATCATGCCGAATCCCTGGCTGATATGAAGTACATTACTTCTTGCAAAGGAAACCTCACAGCCTTTGAACACCCCTGCTCCCGGCAGAACCGTCTGATATATGATTGCATCATCCTGCGGTGTCACATTCCCGCCCTTGAAAGTCTTTAGTGCAATTTCCATTTTCCTTACTCCTTCCGTAGTATTTTGGTAAGGTCTAACCTTACCGTTCCAAAAATCAGCTTCGTGTTTGTCCCCCGTTCTTTTCCTGTAAGGATGGATGTATAAACTGCTTTATCAGACAGAATCCTTACCACCTGACCAAAGGACATCTCATCCGGTCTTACCAGGCTGTCCCCGTTTAACATAGTCAGTTCAATCAGGTTACTGTAGGAAAGACTGGCGAAACGATTATGTGCCTCGTTCATTGCTGCCAATTCAAAGGAAGAATTCTCATCATGTTCGACTGCCTTCATCTCACACACCACTGGCGTTATCCTGTCCCGGTCAAAGGTGTCATACCCAAGGTCAGATGCATGGAGAAAATACACCCTTTTATCTGCATAATCCGAAGCAGCATCATAAAGCACCAGTTTATTCACATCTGCAGATACCGACTTGATGGTCAGTGATTTCTTTATGATGTTCGGCAAGTCGGCTTCTATGGTAACCACTCCCGTTCCTGCCCTCCCTACCCAGACCCGGATGGCTCTGTTCTGGATATCCAGTCCTGCTTTAACTACAATGCTGTATTTGGAAAGAGCCGGAATAATAATGGAATCCATCAGATTTACGATATGAAAATGTCCGCCTGCCTGCGCTGGCGTGATATGAAAATACCAGTCCGTGGTAGAAGATGCCGTTTCCAAGGACAGCCCCGGGATGTTCTGCTCTGCGTCCTCATTTTCTATAAACATTTCCGTAATCTTTCTGGAGATATAATCTTCCAGCGAACCCTTTCCCTGTTCACTGACATCAAACAGAATATCCGTATCAAACAGTTCCATCAGCGGTTTATAGGATATCTGCATCAGATTCTTGGACTTATCCGTTCCATAAGTGATTTCCGTAATCACTCCTGCATACTCTTCCTCCCCTCTGGAGATACGAATATAGTCCTGCTTTGATACACCTTTCACGGGAAGGATGGTAATGGTATTTTCATCCCCGGAAAGATAGTCTTCCTTATAGGTGACGGAGTCAATATTGGTATTTCCGACCATACGGAATGCCGGAGTAAAGATTTCCACATTATACGGTTTCATAACTGATCTTCCCTTCTACCAGTACATCAAGCATATTTAAGCCGTCATGGGTTACCGAGATACGGTTCGTTCCATGCTGCAGGTGAAAGAACCTCTCCGTTGTGAAATCACAGACCTGATATCTGTCCGCTACAACCTCATCCGAGACTCCCCTCTCCGTTATGCTGTAAGGAACACTTGTTGAGTCAATTACCAGCTTATGATCGCCGGAAATGATTCCCTCATATCTCCCGGTCTCATACAGTTCATTATTCACGTAATGTTTCCATACCGGATTTTCCGCAGGACCAAAGATGGTAATTCTGCACGGAGAATCTTCATAAGAATCCGAATCAATCAGGATGGTATTCTTGGATTCATCCGTATAGGAATAAGTATATTCATATGGATACACCTTCCCTCCGACTGCAATGGTTTCCGCATATTTCTGTACCGTTCTGTAAAACAGTCCGGCTGCCAGAAATACAACATCACAATTCAGACACTGACCCCCGTTTTCCAGTTCTGCCTTTCCAATCTCCACAAGTCTCACGGGAACCCGGAACGTTTCTTCCATTTCATACATAAGAGTCAGTGGTACGGCTCTCACGAATCTTGTAAATTTTCTATATGTTTCATAAGGACTCTTTCCTGCAAACAGAATTTTTCCTTTCATCTGCCCCTGGGAAAAGATTTCCTCAAGTGCAAAGAAATCCGTTCCTATCTGTTCATACTGGGTATTATCCTTATAGCCGAATCCTTCTACGGAATGAAAGAAAGCAGTCCGGCTGTTTAAGTCAAAACTGCTTCCTTCGGCATTGATCAGTTTAAATTTTCTCATAGATACGCCTTTCCGAGCTGACGGTTCAATCCGCCTGCCAGTTCTCCCACAAGGGTTCCGGAATCAAGAACAACCTTCTGATATGCCATCTGCGGCAGATATTTAGAAAGCATGGCCGTCAGTCCGCTGATATCCGTTCCCTGTCCGCTGCCGTTATGATTCTGTATGGCAGCCGTACCTTTTGTTCCGGGAATCATGGCAGATGCCAGTTCACTCATGGGACCTTTCAGTTTTCCAAGGTTACCTTCAATGCCTTTCCCCATAAGGTCGATCATGTCCGGCATATAAGTGTGGAAATTGGAAAGCGGTCCCTTTTCCGGTTCAGAAAATCCGATGTAGTCCCGGATGGTGGATGCAATGTTTCTTACCTTATCCACAAGAGAACCGATCATGGAACTGATACCGGATATCAGGTTACTGATGATATCCTTTCCCCAGGTAAAGGCACTTTTTGCAATTTCAGCAAAAGCACTCCCGATACTTCCGACCTTTTCTTTTATGGCGGATACCATGTTCCCCATTCCGGCAGCCACAGAGGATACCAGATTAGACAATCCGTTTGTAACATTTCCCCTGATTTCCGACAGTTTAGAACCAATCGTAGATGCAATATTCTGCAGTCCCGATGCTGTCCTGTCCTTCATGGTATTCAGGTTATTCGTGAAGGTCTCGGCCACGTTATGGATAGCAGAGGAAAAGTTCTCCTTCATATCCCCGGCAATGGACACTACCTTATCTTTGATGCTGCCCCACAGGCTTTCCGTATTGGATTTGATGGCATTCCAGCCTTCTACTACTTTATCCTTCATGTGGGACATTGCCTGTGAAGTATTTTCTTTCAGACTGCTCCACGTATTCTGAACAAAATCCCTGATATTAGATGCAATGCCTGTAACCGTATCCTTTATGCCGTTCCATATAGAAGAAGAAAACTCCTTAAGTCCCGTCCATGCATCGGAGATGGTATCCTTCACGGAAGATGCTGCACTCTGCGTGGAGGACTTGATACTTTCCCATGCAGAACCAATTCCTTCTTTCAGGCTGTTCCATGTAGAAACGGTATCTGATCTGATATTCTCCCATGCAGAAGCCACACCGCTTTTGATACCTTCCCAGGCGGATGAAGATGCCGATCTGATTCCCTCCCAGGCGGTTGATACAGCTGTTTTCACACTGTCCCATGCTGTACCAGTGGCGGTTTTGACACTCTCCCAGGCTGAAGAAAGACCACTCTTGATATACTCCCACCCGCCGGATGCCACGGTTTTGATTCCTTCCCAGGCACCAGAGAAAAAGGACTTAATTCCTTCCCACGCAGAAACGAAAATGTCTTTTACCGCATTTAAAAAGGAATCCCACGCATTACGGAATCCCTCACAATTGTCATATATTAATTTGAATGCCCCGGCTACCGGATTGACAAGAAACAGCAGAAGTCCCTGCCAGTTGTTCTTAATGAAATCAAGCACCCCGGAGAATACCGACTTGATTCCGTCCCATATTCCCACAAAGAAGTCCTTGATTCCTGTCCAGAGATTGATCCAGAACTCCCGGAAACCGTCACAGTTATTCCAAAGGACAGCAAATGTGGCTACCAGTGCCACAATGGCTGCAATCACAAGTCCGATAGGATTGGCAAGCATCACCGCATTTAATGCACCAAACACTCCGGTCACTGCACTGATGGCACTTCCCATTGCAGGAAGAATCGTCAGGATCGTTCCCACTGCGGATACGATCTTGCCGATTACCAGAAGTACGGGACCGATAGCCGCTGCTATGGCTGCAATCCGCACGATGGTTTCCTTGGTCTTTGGGTCCATAGCGTTCAGCTTATCGATGATCTTCTGAATAAAGGACACCACATCCCGGATAACCGGAATCAATATCTCGCCAAAGGAAATGGCAAGTTCCTCCAGCTGTGATTTTAAGATGGTAAGCTGTCCGGAAAGGTTATCCTGCATCACATCCGCCATATGCTGGCTCGTGCCGTCACAATTTTCAATGGCACCTGACAGCTTATCAATATCAGCCGGGGCTGCATTCATAACGGCAAGGAATCCGGACATGGCATTCTTACCGACAAGTGCCTCTGCATTAGCTGCCTTCTCCGAATCGCTCATCTTTCCGAAAGCCGCCCGGCAGTCTGCCAGAATGTCATTGAGGCTTCTCATACTGCCATCCGTGTTGGTGGTTCTAATTTCCATTTCCCCAAAGGCAGCCCCTGTGAACTTCACTTCCCCTGCCAGATTGTTCATCATGGTACGCATGGCGGTACCGGCCTGTGTGGACTTGATTCCGGCATTGGCCATCAATCCGATTGCCTCTGCCGTATCTTCTGCTGAAAATCCCAGCGCACCTGCTATGGGCGCACAGTACTTAAAGGTCTCCCCCATCATGGATACATTGGTATTGGCATTGGAAGATGCCGCCGCCAGAATATCAGCAAAATGCCCTGAATCAGCAGCGGTAAGTCCGAATGCTGTCAGGGCATCTGTTACAATATCCGATGTGGTTGCAAGGTCTTCTCCGGAAGCTGCTGCAAGGTTCATGATTCCTTCAATACCGGAAAGCATATCCGAAGTTTTCCATCCGGCCATAGCCATGTAGTTCATGGCTTCTGCTGCCTCGGTTGCAGAGAACTTGGTCTTGGCTCCCATCTCCCTTGCTTTTTCCCTTAAGGAATCAAATTCATCCCCCGATGCCCCGGACACTGCCTGAACCTGTGCCATAGCGGAATCAAAGTCTGCTGCCGTTTTTACTGCAGCTGTTCCCAGTCCGATGACCGGAGCCGTGACCGTTTTGGTAAGGGCAGAACCAACGGATGATATGTTATCACCCAGTTTTTTCATGTTCTCACCTGTATTGGCAAGTTTCTGCAATGCTACGGCTGACTGGTCTGCCTGTTTCTCCAGTTTTTCCAGCTGCTGTTCTGTTGCAATGATTTCCCTCTGCAAGGCATCATACTGCTGCTGTGAGATTTCTCCGTTTGCAAGTTTCTCATTAGCCTGCTGGGCTGCCTCCTTTAACTGCTGTAATTTCTCCTTGGTTTCCGAAACAGCCTGCGCCAACAGCTTATGTTTTTGTGTAATCAGTTCCGTATTGCCGGGATCAAGTTTCAATAAGTTATTGACATCCCGGAGCTGTGACTGGGTACTCTTAATTTCTGAATTGACCGATTTTAAGGCTGTGGAAAGTTTTGTAGTATCTCCACCGATTTCCACGGTAATTCCGGCTATTCTGTTTGCCAACTGCTTTCCACCTCCCCAAAAATAAGCATGAAAAAAGCACCTACCGAAGTAGATGCCTAAATCATCACTATTATTCTATAAGACTCATTCACTTTCAGACTGCCAATATTGTGATATTACACTCATAAACTAGTTCTATGTTTGGAATAAACACATCCAGTTTCATATACTTAACTTTTTATCAACATCCTGCTGAGTGCTTGACCTATATGAATTACTTTTTTACAAAAAGCCCCATGCTTTTATGCACAGGGCTCATTAAATACTTTTTATTTCTTTATAAGCTTACTTCCACCATAATACAGACAATTAACTCCAACAGTTACCGTAGTATTAACATTATAGGGTAACAAAACATTTATCGTGTTTCCACTTAAAGAATATGTAAAATTGTCTGTTGAATCTCCCCTATTTACTATTCCTGTGCCATCTGCATTAAATGTGAATTCTGCAGTGTTATATCCCGTAGGGTCATACCATGTTCCTGTAAGATCAATTTCAGGAATTGTCTGATTTTCATTTTCCGATGTTTGTTCGGATTCCTGTTTCGTTGTATCATTTTCTTCGACTTCCAGTGCTCCTGAATCAACAAGCTTTTGCTGTTCTTCCTCTGCTGTATCATAATATGTATACAGTGGAGAAAGCTGTTCTATCGGGACATAAAAGTAAACTATTATATGGTCAAGATATCTATAATTAGCAGCATCATCAACCCAACATGGGACAACCATATTTCCTGGCTCTGTTTCTGTTTTAGCACATCGATTTCCACGAGTTTCAACCTTTGCGACATAAAGTTCATATGTGTTGCCATCAATCACTATTGATAACTTATCCGGCATCTTATCTGTTATATCAACATCCTTTAACTTTGCTTTCGCAGGATCAATCTTTTCCTCTGCACTCTTTTGAGCCAACCCCATAAAAGTATCATCAATTACGTCTCTGTATGTTTCTATAGATGTTTTATAAAGATCACTGAACATTGTATCAGTTCGCTCTGCTATATCACCTGAAAAATGGATCTCGTATCTGTCTTTGCTGTTCACGCTTTCCTGAATACCACACTTTTTTTCTGAATTACCAGTAAGATCACTCGAATAATAATCGTAGTCATCCCTAGTATATTCAAAAAACATTTCTTTAGTTGATGCATCGCAATCATAGGTTATATCCAACAGGATTCGTTGAAGTTCATCGCTAGAATATTGTTTCTTTACCGAAACAGTTTCTTCTTCCGTTGTAGTTTCTGATACATTTTCTGCAGCTATTTCTTCTTTTATTTCTTCCTTCTCTTCTGTAATTACATTTTCCTGTTCTGTAGTTGTTCCGCATCCAGTCAATATTGTTACTAATAATATAAATGGTAACAGTTTTTTCATCTACAGGTCCTCCTAATCCCGACATAGTAGTTACATCCTTATATCCATAAAGCATCTATTTTTGAAAATGATCTTTATTTTATAGCAAGGATTCATAATAGATTTTAAATCACAACTCTATACGCAAAAATTATATCATGCGGTCAATTACCCGTAAAGCAAAGCATATTAAAAATTGTCAAAATCTTCTTGGGTTGCCAGCGGAAGATATTCATAATCATCATTCTGACTTTCTATAAAAATGTCATTTACCATTCCTACTGTCAGCAAATCAAGATCCCGTAAGGATAACCCGATTTGCAGACACCTCAGCAGGAATAATGGTGTTGTCATTTCACGCTCTGTTGGACGAAGTTTTTTTTAGCTTCGGCATCCGTTTTTATGTTCATTCCCCATAATTCAATCAGCTGTGGCAGAACCTGATAGATGGAAAATGTGTTGAATTCGTCCAACCATTCCTCCACTTCATCCGGAATGGAAGGGTCTGCATGTTTGGCCATAATAAAAGCAATGTTCTCAAACATCTCAAGAGAAAAAAGATCAAGGTTACTTTCCTCTTCCGAATTATCTCCCAGACTCTTTTCCAACAGAGAAATATCCTTATAGATATCTCTTTGAAATTTCAGTCTGTAAATACGGGGAATGGCGGCACTTGCTTTAAATGCCACCTCTTTCCCATCAATTTCAATCGTTCTTCTTACACCCATATGCTCTGCCTCCTATTTCTTACCTTCTGTGGTATCCGTTTCTTCTGTATCATAACCGCCTACGGCATCCGGCTGATAAACTGCCTTGTACCATCCGTTATAGGCAGCTGCTTTTGTGGTATCTCCGGATTTTGCCTTAACCAGCCCATTGGCAAGAGGGCGGGCTTTGATGGTCAGTTTCTCCGTCTGTACTTCCTTTGTTGCCTCATTGGTCTTGGAAGAAATGCTGGGTCTGGATGCAGAACAGTTATACAGTACATGACGGATTTTTTTCAGATCGCCGTCAAACTCAAACAGCAGTGCAAAGTGTCCTACCTGTGAATTACTGTTTTCCACAAGAACATTATTGGAATCTGTCGTTTCATTTAAAATTCCAGTGCTGAAAGCCTCCGGAATAAGTGCAATCTCCAAATCTCCGGAGTAGCCCTGATTGGAATTGATAACAAAATACTCCACTCCATCTGCATAGAATGATTCCGGTTCTCCTTCCGGGTCAAGGGAAATGGATACCGCACCCGGAATGGGAATCGGTGTATCCCATGTGATTGTCCCATTCTCTGCTTCTTTTAATGGTGCGAAATGGACATTGCTCAGATTGAATTTCACTTTATTCTTAGCCATTTTTATACCTCCATTTGATACAGGACTTCATACAGCTTTTCGCTTGAAATCCACACTTCTGACTTATCATAAAAAAGACCATGCCCTGTAAGCACAGCCTCTATCTTTTCCTCCAAATCGATATCTTTATAATCTGTATAAAGTTCAATATGAAGTTTATTCACTTTAAAATAGGTAACCCCATCGGCTGCAAAATTATCTGCTCCCGGATAGAGATACACAAGGAAAGGCGGATCAGGAGACTCCCCTTCCGCAAAATGATGATATGCAAATGGAAGTTTCATTTCTTCCAGCATTTTGGTTACATTCTCTGCCGTCATAAACTCTCCTCCACTGCTTTCTTTAGTTCCGAAACTGCCAGTGTTTCTCCTTTTGCGATATGAGGTTTTGCCTTTGTCCTTCCCCCGCCACGCTTGGCATGTCCATATTCCAAAAGGTGTGTCAGCTGGTACTTTTTTGCATGAACAACATAGGTTGCACCAAGAGAGGAATTGGAAGTCTGTGTAATCTCCCACGACTTCTTATATGCTCCCGTATCTACCGGAGCGTTCTCCTGTATCTTCTTTTTCACATCATCTGCCACATCCTTCACGATGGTCTTTACTTTGGAAGCTGACAATTCTACATAGTCCTCAAATTCCTTCGCTATGGCATTTCCCATTTCATCAACGGATACTGTTTTCATGGCTACCTCCTTACAAGCTCGGCATGAAACTTCAAACTCCTGTGCTTAAAAGCCATATCATCTACAGAAATAATATTGTAAATTCTATCTCCCAGCAGAATCCGGAACCCATCAGGAGTTATTGCTGCTGTTTCTGAAGAATACCGGACTGTAAAATCCATCCGTTCTGCGTGGACTGTCTGTGCTGTCTCTTCCCCTTCCTTTTCCCCGGTCTTGGTACTGGTAGTCGCATAGCAGGAATAATAATCTGCCCATACATTTTTATGGTTGCCGATTTTATCTGTTACCACCGCATTTTTTTGAATGGAGATTCTTACATTCATAGCAGAAATGTGCATCAGAATGCCTCCTTCCTGCCCCCACCAAGCAAATAACGAAGTGAAATTATCAGGGCATGATGGTCAGCTTCTTCCCGATGTTCATAGAGATAAGCTGTTGCATAGAGAACGGCAATCTCTATCTCTGGTATGCATGCAAGAGACTCCTCCGGTGTTACCCGAAGGATATCCCTACAGATTTTTTCCGCAGACTGGACAATACCAAGAATCAGAGTATCTTCATCAGCGGTATCCACACGGAGATACTGTTTTACCGTTTCTAATGCAACAACCATCCTCTGTCCTCCTTACCCTTTGGAAGAAGCGGTGGTTTTCAGATTCAGAATCTGAACGGCCTCCGGAAGGAGAAGCAGTCCATCCACACGCTCCTTTGCCACAAAGCCCACCATTCCATTTCCAGCAAACAGTTCATTCAGTGTCTTGAATGATCTGGCTCCACGGTCAGCAATGTTGTAATAAGAATAGTCACCAAAAGAAATCGCATTCTCCGGTGCATACGCAGAAGTACGAACCTTATACCCCGCAATCTGATCCGGTTCTCCTGCAACCAGAGAAGGCTGCCACAAATACTGACCGTTGTTGTCCTTCAGCTTACGAATCTGCGCAATAGTTTTATCATTCATAATGAAGGATGCACCCTTACGGTATGGTCTCTTCAACTTATAAATGAGGTCAAAGATATCATCTGCCTTAATATCTGCTGCCAGATTTCCTGCTTTTGTCCCACCAGTCGTGGTATCAAAAACACCATAAGGCTTACCCTTGCCATCTCCATTTAAGAAAGCATCTTCTTCGGCATTTGCAAGTGCCTTGCCAAACTGGGTAAGAATATATTTCTCCAAATCAAAAGCAGAATCATACAGGAGTTCTTCTGTTACCTTGATTGCTACATGGAGTTTGTGGGAATCTACAAACTTCTGGTCGAAGGTAGCATCACCAAAAGTAAGGGCTCCACCTTCCTCTACCCATAATGCGGCAGGTGTGGTAGCTGCGATATTGATTTTATGTTCTCCGGAAGTGGTAATCTTGGTAGCAAGGGCACGCATGATATTTTCTTCTTCCAGCACCTGGATCAGACGGTTATCATACTCCACAGGTACAAGATATCCGCCATCGGCATCCACACCTTCCTGCAGGACAT